TTATTCATTAAGCATTATAGATAAAGATCCTGATAGTAATGTTCCTGACAAAATCGCTCTACTACAAAAATGTATATTTGATAGACATTTTGTTACTGATAATCTTAATCACAATATTTTCGTAATCTATTTTTAAAAGGAAAAAATAAAATGACAAAACTTACTTGGGATGGTACTGGTAAACGTTATTTTGAAACTGGTATAGATAAAGGCGTTCTGTATGTTATGGACGCTAATGGAGCATATCCATTAGGTGTTCCTTGGAATGGTTTGACTGCTGTTACAGAAAGTCCTTCCGGTGCAGAACCAACGCCACTTTATGCTGATAATATTAAGTATTTAACTTTGATGTCAGCCGAGGAATTTTCTGCAACAATTGAGGCTTATACATATCCAGCAGAATTTGGACAATGTGATGGATCTGCTGCATTGGCAACTGGTGCAATAGTTGGCCAGCAAGGTAGGAAGAAATTTGGTCTAGTCTATCGTACTAAGTTAGGTAATGATGTTGGCGGACAAGATCTTGGTTATAAACTCCATTTACTTTATGGTTGTTTAGCCTCTCCATCTGAAAAAGCATATGCTTCCATTAATGAGTCTCCAGAGGCTATTACCTTTAGTTGGGAAATTGCTACTACTCCAGTACTTGTTACTGGTTTACAACCAACGTCTCTGATTATTGTCGACTCAACAGTTGCAACTGCTCTGGAACTTGCTCTTCTTGAAGATGAATTATTTGGTGATGCTACAAGTGGCGTTGCAAATCTTCCACTTCCAGATGTAGTAAAGACTCTTTTAACACACGTATAAAGATATTTAATCGTATTTTAGGAGTCTTGAGGAATTATCTTCAGGACTCCTTTTATTTTTTTAAGGAGGAGTATATGATAAACCTATTTATTAGTCAACCAATGAAGGGAAAATCAGATAAAGAAATTCAAGAAGCAAAAGAAATAGCCATTGATGAAGTAAGAAATTCATTTGGGGAAGAAATTAATGTTATTGATTCTTTTATAAAAGATGCTCCTGACGATGCAAAACCTCTTTGGTATCTTGGGAAATCTATACTTCTTATGTCAAAAGCGGATGTTGCGTATTTTGCTAAAGGGTGGAGAGAAGCAAGAGGATGTGTAATTGAGAATGCTTGTGCAAATGAATACGGATTACTAACAATCGAGTGCAATTAAAATATTGAAAGGAGAATAAAATGCTTAAAAAGACAATCAATTATGTAGATTTTGATGGTAATGAACGAACGGAAACCTTTTATTTCAACCTTACACAGGCTGAAATTGCCGAGATGGAACTCTCGACTAAAGGTGGTCTCGCCGAAAAGATTAATAGGATTATTGAAGCTCAAGATAATGAAACCATTATCTTGATGTTCAAAGAGATAATTGGAAAAGCATATGGCGAGAAGTCTGCGGATGGAAAGTATTTTGTAAAAAACAAGGAACTTCGAGATTCTTTTATGCAAACACAGGCGTATAGCAATTTGTTTATGGAATTAGCTACAGATTCTGATGCTGCATCTACTTTTATTAATGGAATTGTTCCCGCTACAAGTAATCCTCCGCCTAAATCATAGAAATTATAAGGAGACTAGAGATGTTGCAGATTACTATTCCTGCTACAGAGTTATGGAATGAGAAAACTAATGAATTTGTTAAAATAAAAGAACAAATTTTGCAGTTGGAGCATTCTCTAGTCTCCTTATCAAAATGGGAGTCAAAATGGTGCAAACCTTTTATGTCAAAAACGGAAAAAACGTCTGAAGAAACTATAGACTATATACGTTGTATGACTGTAACACAAAATGTCGATTTCGATGTCTATAATTGTATTACTAACGAAATTATTAATGAAGTAAGTACATATATCGAAGCACCAATGACTGCTACAACGTTTAGTGATGATAATAAAAATGTTATTAATAGAGAAATAATCACGGCAGAAATTATTTATTATTGGATGGTTGCTCTTACTATACCATTTGAATGCCAAAAATGGCATCTTAATAGATTGCTTACACTTATTAATGTTTGTAATATTAAGAATCAACCTAAGAAAAAGACTGGTAAAGGAAATATCTATGCACGTAATCGAGCTCTTAATGAAGCTCGTAAAAAAGAATTAAATACGGCAGGATAATATGATTACTATTAAACAAGTAGGAAATTTTAAGAATACAGAAAGATTTTTGTCTAATGCTCAAAAACTAGGACTCCAAAATATTATTAAAAAATACGCAATACAAGGAATTGCTGCTCTTGCTTTGGCAACACCAAAAGATACAGGACAAACTGCTTCTGGTTGGGATTACGAAATAGAAATAACTAAAAATGGTTATAAAATATTTTGGTTAAATAATTTTGAAGAGTATGGTGCTATTCCCGCTATTCTTATTCAATATGGGCATGGAACAAAAGGGGGAGGCTATGTTCAAGGTATTGATTATATTAATAGAGCTATGAAACCTGTATTAAGTCAAATTTCTGAAGCAATATGGAAGGAGGTGTCCAAGTTATGAGTAATACTATAGATAATCGTGCTATTAATTTAGGATTTGATAATAAGCAATTTGAGACTGGTGTAAAGCAAAGCACTGACTCTCTAGATAAATTAAAAAAAGGATTAGATCTTACTGAACAGGCTAGAAGTTTACAAAATCTTGCCGCAGCAGGAAGAGCATTTAATATAGGTCCAATTGCTGAGGGTGTTCAAAATATATCTAGTAAATTTTCTGCTCTAGGAGTTATCGGTATTACTGTTCTCCAAAACCTTACAAATGCTGTTATGGATCTTGGAAAAAAGATGTGGACGTCTATTACTGCGCCAGCAAAGAAAGGTTTTTCAGAATATGAAACGCAGATGAATGCCATTCAAACAATCATGGCAAACACTGCATCAAAAGGTACTACATTACAGCAAGTTAACGACATACTTGAAGAAATGAATGTCTATGCCGATAAAACTATTTATAGTTTTCCAGAGATGGCTAAAAATATGGGGACCTTTACTGCTGCTGGTATTGAATTAAATGTTGCTGCAGGCGCTATTAAAGGTATTGCTAACTTAGCTGCTGTTTCTGGTTCAAATTCACAGCAAGCTGCTACGGCTATGTACCAGTTATCGCAAGCATTATCTTCTGGTACAGTGAAACTTATGGACTGGAATTCTGTTGTTAATGCTGGTATGGGTGGTCAAGTATTTCAAGATGCTCTTAAAGAAACTGCTCGTCTTCATGGAGTCGCTATCGACGATATGATTAAGAGTGAAGGTAGTTTTAGAGAAACCTTACAAAAAGGTTGGCTAACAAGTGATATTTTAACTGAAACTTTATCTAAATTTACCGGTGATCTTAATGCAGAACAGTTAAAAACAATGGGATATACCGAGGAACAGATAGCTGGAATTATAAAACTTGGCGAGACTGCTAATGATGCTGCGACTAAAGTTAAGACATTATCTCAATTAAGAGAGACTATGGCAGAAGCACTTCAGTCAGGTTGGGCAAAAACTTGGCAAATTATTCTTGGTGACTTTGGACAAGCCAAGGTGTTCTTTACCTATCTTAATGATACATTTGGTGCTCTTATCCAAGGTTCTTCAGATGCACGCAATAATATGGTTCAAGGATGGGCCGATTTAGGTGGTCGAACAGCTGCTATTGAAGCTCTTAAAAATGTAATTAATACTGTTCTTCGTCTTATGGGTATAGCTAAAGATGTCTGGAATCAAATGTTTCCTAGTAAAGGTCCAGCTGGATCAGGACTTTATAAGATTACTAAACTTTTAAAAGATTTTACTGATGCACTTAAGCCTAGTATGGATACCACTAAAAAATTAAGTACAATTTTTGGTGGATTATTTGCTATTTTAGACATTGGGAAAATGGCAATAACTGCTCTACTTGGTAGTTTTGGAAAACTTGATACAAGTGGAATAAAACCAGCACTTACTAGTATGCTTAATTATGTAACGAAATTATCTTTACATTTATTAATGGTTAGATCTCTAATAAAATCAAATAATACCTTTGGAAAAGCCATAGAAAGAATAAAAGAATATTTTGTAGATGCTAAGGTTGCTGTTGAAGATTTTGTAATTAAAGTAACTACAGCATTTATGAGACTTAAAATTGAATTCTTACTTTTAAAAGAAGGTCTTAAAAATGCGTTAGGAGGATTTGCAGAGGGTTTTAAGTCTGCCTTTAATTTAAATAAAGTTGATACAGGTGGAATTGGTGATTTTCTAGACAAGATTCATCTACGTTTTAAACCATTAGAAA